GGCCTTTTTGTCCGTTCAGGAAAACGACCTTGACGGTTTTTCCCTTCGGGCCGGCGATGTACCAGCCGTCCGCATCGTCATCGTCCAGACGCGGCTCATAGACGCGCGTGAAGACGCTGCCGGAGTACGGATTGACGCGGGTCGCTGCCAGGCTGGAATCGGTAGCCACGGTTTCTTCGTCCGCGAATTTCTCCGATTTGAAGAACACTTCAGAGACGCCCTCCAGCGCAACCGGCGCGATAAAGAACTTCGGCTGAATATTCAGGCGTCGCAGCCCCTTGATATCCTTGTGCGATTTCATAGCCTTCACCGCTTCCGCGATGGTGGCAATTCCGGGAGCTGCGCGATATCCGGACGCGGCGTCATTTGCGTGATTCGTTGAATCAAAAATCGAATAACCGTCGCCCATAGTGCCGTTGCCGGTCAGAATCGCATACACAATGTCGCCGATCTTACGATTGGCGGCTTCGGTTCTTCTGGCGGGAAGAGAGGTCAGGGCGTTGAGATCATCGTTGATAATCATGACGCGGGTGACCTTGAACTTCTTGCCATAGGATGCGATTTTGTAGGTTTCGGGAGCTTTTTCCGAAAATGAACCAAACTTGATTTCACCGTTGTCCGGGATTTCTTCGAGGTCGTCGAACTCGCTCAGTGCATTGTCATAGTATGTCTTGAAATCAGAGACAGACCCTTCACCGGTCCAGATCGGCCATGTTTCGCTGGCTGAATCCCAGCCGTCCTGCATGGATTTGGTAGCGAGGTTCGCCAGGATGTTCGGAAAATCCGAAGCGGTCAGGGCGCGGCCGACCATTTCCTTGACGGATCCGCGATAATCCCTGCCGGATGCTCTCAGGCATTCGCGCGCCATTTCTACAAGCGTGTATCCGCGGAGTTCGTCGGCGCCGGGCGCGGGATTTTCGACCTTCATTCCCGCACGCAGAACCAACCCGTGTTCGGCGGCAGCTCGGAATTTATCTTTCGCTTCTGCGGTGATCTCAACACCCGACGTGCCGGGATTCTGGTTTTTCGCGCGTTCGTGGATTTTATCCATAACGGCGCGCTGAGCTTCTTCAAGCGTTTTGTTCTCGATGATGAAGCTGCGTGCCATATCGGCGCAGTCGTATTTGCTGCACAGCGCATCGATATCGCGGATACGGGTCAGCAATTCACCGGTTGCCGCGGCGCGAATACTTGCCTCCTTATCGTTCTCTTTCTCTTTTTCAACATCTCCCTGCAGCGGAGTTGTTTCGGTTTTCACTTCCAGCTTTGCCAGAAACGCTAATGCCTGTTCTTCGGTGGCATCGGCGGGAAGTCCCTTGCTTTCGAGCATTGCTCTGACTTTTGGATCCATGTCTTTATCCTCCTTGTTAATTGTTTTATTTTGATTTCCAGCCCGCGCTTTGGCGTTCTGATCCGCTCCTATCGGGACGGCGCTGACTTCGCGCGGCGTCCACTTTGTCGCAACCTGGAGCGGACCTGCAAATGTTCGCCCTTCAATGATTGCGGTTTTCCCTTCTTCGACCCACACGACTTCATCAACGAGATACCCCAGGGAATAATCAGTCAGATGTCCCTCTTTGGTTTTGATCCACGGACTTTCGGCTTCCGGCGCTTCGGAATAATACGCCCGGCCGATCATCTTCCCATTTTCCATTTTAAGGTTGCGCGCGGACCCGATGATATCGGATACGTCGTAACGGCTGTGCGCGTTGAGAAGAACAAGCTGGTTATTGGCCGGCATTTGGGCGCCGGACATCAACAGCACTTCCCGGACGCGGCCGCGGTCGTAGTCATAGACAACAGCGGGCTCTTCCGTTCCCAGAATGATCTCGACGGATCGCGTTTTGTCATCAATCGTTGACGGACCGTCCGCCCGGAATGATACCGGCGCGCTGCGATAATTGAATTGCAGCCCGCTTTCGTCCGCGCGCTGATTCATTTCGTCATACTGCCGTCTCTTTTTTATGCTTCGCTTTGACATAATTGTTTCTCCCTTTATTCTTTCATGAAGGCGGCGGGATTGTTCTTTTCGGATAGCCCCGCCTTGCCGAATTGCAGCCCCTTTTCTTTGGCCATTTCCTGCGCCATCACGATTTCGTCATAAATGTCTTCCAGGTCGCGGCCACGCTCGCGCGCGACTTCTTGCGGCGACTTCAAACCGTAGCTGATGGATTCGATCTGGCCCTTCGCTTCACGCAGCGGATCCACGGCGTCCATGCCCGGCGGCTGCCATTCGCTGTCATGATAGACGCGCGGATTTTGCCAGTATCCGGGAAGCTGGATTTTCCCGGTCAATACAGCGATATCAATGGCCGTCGTAATCGTCGGCACGCCAAACTGGCGGACGTGGCGGACGGATACCGGACGCAGTTGCTGTGAAAAATCATTCCGGACGATCCGCGCCGTGGAGTAATTCAGTCCGGAATAATCGCCGGTCAGCAATTCATAAGGGACGTCGGTGGTGATGGACAGCATCGTCAATAGCAACTTCACAAACGGAGCAAACGTATTTCCCGGACGATTGGAACTCGTTAATTCGACTTTTTCGCCGGGACGTAGATATTCGATGATCGCGTTTTCAAGTTCTTCGATTTTTTTGTTGTTATCGTCCGTGGTCACGCCAATGCCCAGCTGTCGGCCAACGGGATCGGGTGTTTCCACCATGGCCAGATATTTGGCGGCCATTTTCGCGCCGTCGATTTCGGCGTCTAAATATGAGTTCAGGTCATTGGCTATCAGGACGCCGGGCGCGTAATGCGGAACGCCGCGCAACTGCATCGGGCGAAGCGTTTTAAATCCGTGGACAACGTTTTCGGCGGAGACATACACCGGATTGCCGCCGTAATTTGGATCGGCAAACCAGTAGCCGGTAACACGGCCGGTCAGCTTTTCGTATTCAATACCCTGCCGCGTCTCTTTCGCGCCGGGTGCGGCGTTGATGTCTATGCCGCCGGACGTGTATTTATCCCTGGAGCTGGTCAGCCAGTCGGCGTCGTATAATTGCAACGCGTAAGGAATGTAACTGTTCGGAACTTTCGGGTATGTTTTGACTAATATAAACTCGCCGTTTTCGATTTCCTGGCGCTTGGCCAGCCGCATTAATTCATAATAGTGCGATTTGCCGTCCGCCGAGGCTTCGTCCATCCACCAACGCACGGCGTCTTCGATCTTCTGGATGGATTTTTTATCGAGCTTGCCTTGGGAATTCCAAACTTTGGACTGATAGACTATTCCCGTTCCGATAGAATAATCCACCATGACATCAATGGCACGCGCCAGATAGGGAAAGTCCCGGATAAGCTGGCGAATGCGTGATCTGAGCATCGGAGTGCTGGCGCCGACAATATCGTTGATGTTGGACGCGATCGGGTTCCAGGCGCCGGTGAGACGGTTCGTTTTCGCGCCGGCATATAATTCGGCGCGCTGCATGTGCGCGTCAAACTCCATGCGCCCGGCCTGCCGCCGGTAAAATTTACGCAACAGGGCGCGGCGCGGCGCGATAATACCGACAGCGGCGTCAATGAAATCAGCCATGATTCGTTCGGCGTTGCTCATGCTCCGCGGCCTCCCTGCTTGGCGTAGGTGCGCAGTGAACAAGTCCCGGCGTTGATGGCAATGTCATTGATAATTTCAGTGCGCAGACTTTGAAGATCTTTAAGATTGGCATCGGTATAGGTCGCCGATTTGCCGTCCATGGTCATGGACACCTCACGCTCGCCGGCAATGATTGCCCGGATCGCTTCCTCTACATTCGTCAGATCGGTTGTTGTGTACATTTATTTCCCCGTTAGGTTTGGGCGGGCCGGCAATTTATCCCAGCCCACCCGGTTTCTGTCGGAGCTAAATCCCACGCACTGCGCTCGGGGATAATTCCACTTACGCTTCGCGCGTCGCTCCGCTCGCTCTCAGCGAGTGTCATTAAGGAGATCACCATGCGTGGAAACAGCATACACCCGGTTTTTTTGACGAAACGGAAGATTAAGGGATTTGCGGGGAACTTCTATGGAAATTTAAGGGGTTTGCGGAAACCTCTATGGAAAGATAATGATTTAAAAGGTTGTAGTGAGCCTGTGGCGTCTGTCCTTTAGACGCCCAAAGCGAACTATCCCAGGAGCGAAGCGACGCGGGGACGGTTACATTTGAATAGAAATATCATAATTTGAATATTAAAAAGCCCCATGGCTGGGGCTTTTTAATACTAAAGACAATGTTTTACCCTAAAGAATCTTTGGAACTGGCGCAGACGGTACAAATTTAAGATTAGTTGGTTTTCCTTTTCTTGAAGCGTTCCAGGCATGAATACATTTTACATATATCTCTTTAGATGATGACATATTCTGGCATCGAACTGAATCACTATATGCTGCCCCTCCAACAACAACACCTTTTAAATAGTCTCTTAACCTTAATTCAGGACAATCTTTATTAAGATTAACGCCATCCCTAATATTAGCCCAAAATATCTCAGCGCAGTCTTTATCTTTCTCGTATGTTTCTAAAATTGCTCG